CCACCGACCAGGTCTTAAGTAAGGACAGGCCTCCTGGAGGCCCATGTAGAACTCGACCTTCAGTTTGTCGGTCAGCGCAGTTGCCGTGAGACGTTGCTTTGCCATCAGGCGCATCTCAGTCTCCGTGGAAGTGGACACGAAAAGCGCTGATCGACAGCAGACGCTCACCGGCGTTCAGCTTGCCGAACATCATCGTGTCCGGGTAGACGTCCTGCTGGTCAGCCAGGAGCTGCTCGTCGCGCGCTTCCAGCTGCTCTTCAGGGGCATCTTGTTGGACGACCATCGAGTCGTCCATGGCCTGCTCGTCCTTGTAGGTGGACGTATTGGCTTGCAGCCGTTCGTGTGCGAGGAGACGCATGGTCAGCTTCCTTGGAACTCGAACAGCGTGATCTCGAGCGTGCAGGCGTGGGCCGTCAGCCAGATCACGATGTTCGATTCAGGGCTCCGCAGTTGGAGCGAGGTGGCCTGCCGGCTCAGATCTTCGGCGCTCTCGAACGGCTCGACGGCGTAGCCCTGGGCTTCCAGGTAGTCGTCGAGCATAGTGCCGAGACGGAACACGTCCGTGGCGTCGATCTTCAGCGAGCGGCCACCCTGCACGTCCGACGCGTCGACGAACTGGTAGCCGCGCTCGCCAGCGCCCGAGCCGCAGAACAGTTCGAGCAGGCTCTCCTCGAGCGCCGTCTGCTGTTCGAGGTGTGGGTGCATGTCGAGCGCGATCACCCGTTGTCGTGCTTGGAGGTGCATGGTCACTCCTTACCAGGTCAGGCCGTCGCTGATGTAGTCGTAGCTGAACGTGATCGACACGTCCAGCGCCGTCGAGGCAGCGCCGTCGAGCTGCACGTCGCCCACGTCCGTCGGGAACGCGCCGGCGATGATGAAGGTCTGGCTGATGTTGCCCTGGTTGTCGTAGACGTCGAGCTCCAGGTTCACCTTGTAGGCGGTGGAGTCCGAGCCCTTGTTGTTCTTCCACGAGCGCATGTAGTCGCGCCACGCACGGAACTTGAGGATCGTCTCCCAGTCGATCGTCTCGAGCAGCGTGACCGGCAGGGTGTGATCGTAGATCGCGCGACCCGCTTCTTGCTTCTTGGCGCCGTGGAGTTCGATGGGCACCGGTTCGATCTTCGCACCCGGCAGCGCGGTCGTCCGGACCTTGTAGGTCAGCGACTGCGAAGAGCCGGAGGCTCCCGGGATGGTTGGAATGAACAGGTCGAAGTTCCACGACTGCGCGGCATCCGGCAGGTTGAGGATCTGTTGGTAAGAGGTACGTGCCATGTCTGTTCCTTGTGAGGGTGAGCCCCGCCCAGCTGGCTGGCGAGGCGGAGCTGAGGCTCAGGATTACTGCGTGTTGCCGTTGACCTGGCGGAGCACCTCGGTGAACGTGACGCCCTGCTTGGACACGATCACGTTCAGCTGGATCTCGTGGATCGGGATGTTCGGGACGAGCACCACGTTGACCACGAGGATACCGGCGTTGGCCGTCGCTGCCGTGTTGTTGCCGTTGTCGCACTCGACCGTGTACGAGAACAGGCCGTTGCTGTTGACGACGGTGTCCAGGTACTGCGAGCACGAGTTGATGATCTGGCGACGCACCGCGTCCGTGTCCATCTCCTGGAGGGAGTAGAGCAGGAACTTGTACAGCGCGACCTTGATCACGTTGACGATACGGCGGACCGACAGCCACTGCAGGGCGGACTTTTCGCCCGTCAGCGTCTGCTGCTCCCACAGGGCGATGCCCTGGCCGACGAACGTGCGGAAGTAGTTCACCTGCGCGTTGAACAGCTCTGTGGCTTGTCCGTCGTCGTAGGTGTACCGTTGCTTCAGCACATTGACCACACCGCGGTTCAGGCCGGCGATCGAGTAGGCGCTGTTGGCGACACGGTCGGTACGCGCGCACAGGGCGGCGGCCCAGCCGGACGGCGGGCAGTAGATCTGCTTGCCGTTGATCATGTCCGCCTGGAGCAGGTCCGGGCAGAAGATCGCGCTGTAGGTCGACTGGAGGTTCAGCGTGAGGTTGCGGTTGTCGATCGCAGCCTGGAAGCGCTGGGCCGTCGGCGGGGTGTCCAGCAGCGAGACCGCGTCACCACGACCCTGGACCAGCGTGTCGATCGCCAGCTGGTACACCGGATCGGAGATGCCGCCGTTGACGAACACGTTGGTGTTGTAGAGCTGCTTGTTCGTGAACACCTGCATGGCGTTCGCGATCTGGTACGACGTCGGCGTGGAGCCGCTGTCGCCACCGTCCATCGCCGTCTCGTCCACGGTGGTGATCGCCGGCGTGTCGGACAGTGCCGGCACGTTCGACTTGACCTGGATGTAGGACGAGAACGGGTTGATGCGATCTTCCAGCTCCGTCTGCACGCCCGAGCCGTCCACGTGTGCGCGCAGGGTGCAGGTGAACTCCTCCAGGGCGCTCTGGTTCGGCTTCGTGTTGTCGTACACGCTGACGATGAACTCGTCGCCGCCCACGACCTGGCCGATGTCGGTGATCGGTTGCTTCGTGTTGTCCGGCGTGATCGTGCCGTTGTCGACGAACGTCAGGGTGGATGCACCGGTCTGCGCCAGCAGGCCATAGCTCGAGTTCGGGTGCAGGCGACCGTAGAGGTTGTAGCCGATGGCGCCCACGACCGCATCCCAGGTCAGGGTGATCGAAGCCACCGGGACCGACACGCCACCCAGGAGGACCTGAACGATGCTGGAGGCCAGCGACTCGCCGTTCGGGCCCACGGCCGAGACCTGGTACGAGTAGGTCGTCGCAGGCATCGAGCCGGAGCCCAGTTGCGCGTTCGCATCCAGGTTCGTCGGCGTGCCGATGACGGCGGTGTCGATGGCGATCGAGATGTTGTCGCCGTACGAGCCGGGACCGTGGATCGGGTAGAACAGCGCGATCGCTTCTTGACCCGACGTGACCAGGGTGCTCAGGTCGGTGTTGAGGGGATCGGCAGTTGCCTGGCCCACCAGGTTGGTCGCGCCAGCCTGCTGGAACATGAGGATGCCGGCGTACATGGCGCCCGAGCCGACGACGCGGAGGCACCAGGCATCGTTGCCCTCGGAGAAGTAGTTGAGCGCCGACTGGATCGTCATCGACACCGACGGGTCCGGATTGCCGTACTCGTTGAGCACGTCGTTTCCGTTGGTGAAGTGCATCGGCTTGGTCGAGCCTTGCGCGCTGATGATGGGGAACGCGGCCACCGTGATCGACGACGAAGTGATCACCTGCGAGAGGTTGATCTCCGTGACGCGAACGTCAGACGCGCGGCTGATGATTTGGGTCATGTCATTCTGCCCTATGGTGGAGGGTGGATGTCAGTAGCTCAGCGGCTCTTCGTTCAGGCGGCCGGCGAAGGCGCAGGGGCGGCAGGAGCGCTCGCCGAAATCTTGGTAGCCGTCGGCGCCGGTGCGGACTGGGTGGACGCCGGTGCGATCGCGACCTCGGACGAGGCCTGGAGCACGATCGGCGACTTCGCAGTCTTGTCGGCGAACACGGAGACGTTCTCCGCCTGGGCCAGCCAGTTGTTGTCGACCGCGTAGCCTTCGGGCAGGGTGACCCGACGCTTCGGAGCGACCGTGACGTAGTCCTTGATGCCCGCAGGGCCCTTGCAGCGCACGCTGACTTGGTGCGCATTCATGTTCAGCACGTCCATGTGATCCTCGTTGTCTGGTCAGAAGGGGAAGAACTGCCCGCCTGGAGGGACAGCGATGTCCTCGGCGAGCACGACCTGGTTGATCCGGCCACGCGTGAGCAAGGCCGGTTCGCTGACGAAGCCGTGGATCGTCAGGTTGGCGATCACGGGGTACACCGACTCCGTGTCAGCAGGGCTGTCCCGCTTGGGAACCGCCAGGGACTCGGAGAGGGTAGAGCCGACGGTCAGCCGAAGCAGGCCGTACTCGATCTCGAAGTTGAGCGCGTTGGTCCGGCGACTCAGATGCCACCGGCGGATGAAACCGTTGACCGTTTGAACGTCCATCCCATCGTAGTTGTTGGTGATGAACGTGAGCTCCACGTCGAAGTTCACCGGGATGATCCGCGCAGCCTGGAACTGCTTGCCGTCACGGTTCATGGTGACAGGTACGCCCTGGCTCGACAGGCGACGCGAGTTGTAGGAGTCCGGGTTCGGCGAGGTGTTGGTGATCAGGGCGAACATGTACGGATAGGACGGCTGCTTATTGCCGAACATCTTCTTCACGTTCTCCGTCATGTCCGGGCTGGTCACGAACACACTGCGCGTCCGAAACTGCCGCATCAACTCCTGGATGAACCCAGCCCGCACAAGGTCATCGACCGGCTCGATCGACTGCTGTGCAGCCTCTTGTGTCATGGCAGTTCCCCATAAAATTGGTGAACGGGACTGCTTTTCAGAGTCCCATTACGGAGAAAGGGAGCACGGAGCTCCCTTTCTAGCACCGGTAGGGTGCGGTGACGAATTACTTCGTCGCGGCCTTCGGCTTGTCGGCCTTGGCAGCCAGGCGCGCCAGCACGCCGGCCATCGTCTTGGCGGGGATGACTTCCTCGACCGGGGCCGGGACTTCTTCCTCGTCTTCGACTTCGAGCACGGGGTCGCCGTCGAACTCGTCGGCTTCGATCACGGCCTCGCCGCCGTCACCGTCGCCTTCGCCTTCCATCGGGAACTCGCCGGCGCCGTCCATGTCCTCGGCGGCCTGCACGCGCTTGGCGGCAGCGGTCGTCTTGGACGCGGCGGGCTTGTCGTCGCCTTCCTTCTTGGCGGCAGCGGCCACCTTCTCGGCTTCCTTGCGGGAAGCCATCAGCTGGGCGTGCGCCTGGCGGTTGGACGCCTCGATGATGTCGATGGCGGCTTCCGCGTCGGGCATGGCAGCAGCCTTCGCCAGGAGGCGAGCGGCCAGGGTGCGAGCCTTGCCCGCGTCCTTCGCCTTGCCGGTGTTGGCCTTGACCAGCTCGTGCAGTGCCATCGCCAGCACGTCGAGCGATGCGTTGTACTTCATGTCGATCTCCTTGGAGCTGAGGGTTGAGGCCTGATGAGTGGACCGACTGAGGAGGGAGCTAGTTTAGACGGCTAGACATCCCTCCCCAGCCGCATCCGCTTACAGGCGGTAGCCCTTGGCGAAGGAGCGGCTGTTCGCCACCGACACGGCCAGCGCTTCGTGCACGACGAAGCCGCGGCCCGGCACCTTCTCCATCGAGATGTCGATCGGGGTCGACTGGAGGCCGCCGCGATCCGAGTACGCGCCGTGGTTCAGCGCGTCCGAGATCACGTAGAACTCGCCCTGGCCCAGGACCTTGTGCTCCGGGTGACGGAAGGCGTCCGACGTGACGGTCATGCCGTACATCGTGCCCAGCTCGCCGGTCAGCAGCAGTTCGTGGCGGGCCACCGGGTCGATGGCGGTGAAGAAGTCGGAGTTGCCGACCACGTCCTGCCACAGGTCCGTCGCCATCAGCAGGTGCGCGCCCTTCAGGCCCCAGCGGGTGACGTTCGTGACGACCGTCATCAGCGAGTACGGCGTCAGCTGGCCCGACACGATGGTCAGGTTGTTGTCGACGCCCACCAGCGCTTGCAGCTGGTTGTAGTACAGGCGATCTTCGGCGACCATCGTGGCCTCGACGGCCTCGATGTACTTCTCCTGCAGGAGGTCGCCGCTCGACTGGTGCAGGTCGATCTGCGTGATGAACGGGCGGGCCACGACCGACAGTTCGGGCGGCGTGAACCACTTGTCGCGGGTGATCTGCGACTCGACCTTGGTCGGCGAGGTCGACCAGACGGCGGTCACGTTCTTGGTGCGCAGCGGGAAGCGCGGGATCGAGCCTTGCTGGACGTCGATCTTCGCGAGGTACTTGCGCATGAAGCCCTGGCGGTTCGCGGTGATGTACAGCGACTCGCTGATCTTCTCGCCGAGGACGCGGTGGGCTTCCGGGCTGTTGAACGCGGCGTGCACCATGTCCTTGGACTGGGCCGCCGTGATCGCCAGCATGTTGCCCTGCGACGCGGCCTGCAGGAACTTCTGCTGCTGGGCCAGCAGGTCCTTCTTGTTGGACGCGTTCAGTTCGCCCTTGCCGGAACCGAAGCGGCCGATCGCGTACTCGTCGGAACCGGCGAGCTTCAGCTCCGTGGCCAGCACGACGGGGTTCTTGGCGGCACGGAGAGTTGCCTTTTGCATGTTGATGCTCCTAGGTGGTTGGGTGGTCGACGTCTACGCTTAGACGGCGCTGAACTCGAGGCCCAGGAACGGAACTTCCTGGGTCGGGATGGCGACGACGTAGGCGCCGGTCAGGGCCACGCCGGAACCGGAGGTCGTCAGGTAGCCGCCCGCTTGCAGCAGGATGCCGTCCTTGGCGACGTTCGACCAGTCCTTGGACGCGTCGAAGCAGTCGGTGTAGACCGTGCCGCGCTTGATCGCGCCGACCTGGCCGACGTAGGCGCCGGAGTAGCCGCCGGGCTGCACGTCACCCTGGAGGGCACGGGCCTGCACGACCGACAGGGCGTAGTGGTAGGTCACGCGGACGCTGTCGCCGGCGGTGAGGCCGTTGATCGCGTTGCCCACGAGCGTCACGCCACCGGTGATCGGCACGCCGGCGCCGGAGGTGATGTCGTAGACGTAGACCTGGCCGCTCTGCGGGGTGAAGGCCAGCTGGATGGTGCCGGACGACGGCACGACGAACTGCTCGACCTTGGACGCGAAGCTGATGGGCAGCGGCGCGGCCGACAGGCCGGCGAACGAGAAGCCGACGAAGATCTCGCCCGCGGTGCCTTGCGACGGGGTCACGCCCGAGGCGGTGGCACCGGCGGCGCGGACCAGCGCTTGGCCTTCGGCGGTGATGGAAGAACCGGCGGCGACGTTCACTTCGGCGCTGTCGACGATCTTCGTGAGGGGCAGGTACAGCATGTGTATCTCCTGTTGGGAAACGGATGGTGAGGGAGGTTGCGATCAGCCCACGAGCGGGGTGTCGCCGAAGAGCAGGGCATGCGAGCCGGCGTCCTTCATGCCGGCGAGCAGCGCGCCCGGGTACTTGCGAATCGACGGAGCGCTGAGGGCAGCGGTCACGGTCGCGCCGTGGCCCAGGTCCTCGAACTCGTCTTCGCCGTCGATGCAGCCTTCGCCGCCCTCGACTTCCATCGCCGGCTCGTCGTCCATGAAGTCCTCGTCGGACGTCATGTCCAGCGCGTCAGCGTACTGGTTGCGCACTTCTTCCGGAGCAGCGACGATGCGGTTGGCCAGCGTCATGATCGACTTGGCGTAGCCCGGGCCGTGCTCGGCGAACGCGTTGGCGACCAGCTTCTCGGCGCCACGGACGCCGGCGGTCTTCAGCTCGGCGATCAGGGCGTCCTTCAGCGGGTTCTCCGCGTCCTTGAAGAAGCGCTTGTTGATGCCGACGGAGGCGATCGCGATGGAGTGCTCCAGGGCCTTGTCGCGGGCAGCGAGCTGCTCGTGACGTGCCTTGAGGCCCGCTTCCACCTTGGCGGCCACGACCTTGGCGGTCGCCGCGCTGGCCGTCATCTTGACCTTGGACAGGACGAAGCCTTGCTGCACCAGGCCCTTGCGGAGGCCCTTCTGCTCGATCGCGTGCGCCGTCACGGCCTGGTACTGCTCGCCGTCGTAGACGTCGGCAGCGCCGATCTTCTTGGCCTGCTTGGGGCCCATCGAAGCGATCACGCGGTCCTTGCGGAGGACCAGCACGTTGCCGGCCACGCAGGCGAACGCGAGGTCGTCGGTGCCTTCGTCGTCCGGCACGCCGTCGACGTCCAGCAGCGGCATTTCCTCGGCGGTCGATTCCGGGGACGCGAAGTCCGCGCACTCGGCAGCCGGCGCCATGTTCGGCGTACCGGCCATGCCTTCGGCTTCCACCGCGTTCTCGTCGGCGACCGGCTCACCGGTGCCCAGGTCCTCGAACTCGCCGTCCAGGCCTTCGTCCATCATCGGCGCGGCCGTCATGTTCGGCAGATCGTCGAACTCGTTGGCGCTGTCGATGTCGTTCTCGCCTTCGTCGTGGAACTCGCTGTCGTCGACCGACGCGTTGTTCAGGACGGGCATGCCCGCTTCCTTCTCGAGGTAGCCGGCCGAGGGATCTTCCTCGTTCGGCAGCTCCGCGAGCTCGACGGTGCCGTCGGGAGCGCCCTTCGGCACTTCCTTGTCCACCAGGTCTTGCGCGGGTGCGCCGTTGGCCTTCACGGGGGCCTTCGGTGCCGGCTTGGCGGCCGTGGCCTCCACCTTCTTGACGGCAGCCGTCGTCGGCGCCTTCTTGTCACCCGGCATCTTGGGGGTCTCCGTCGAATGCGTGAAGCCGCTTTCGAGCTCGTCAGGGTCGATGAGCATCATCGACTTCTGCGAGTTCTCCAGATCCTGGTCGCCCTGCTCCACCTTCAGCTTGAGGTCGTTGCCGTCATGCGTCATCGTGGTGGAAGCGGCTCGGACTGTCTTGGTCATGAGCACTCCTTGTGTTGAATGAACGAGTCGGCTAGGCTCTGTGTACTAGTCCACAGGGCCTAACCTTCTCAGCTAGAAATCAGGCTGTTCGCCCGCAGACTAAAATTGCATCCCGCAACTCTTGGCTGATTTGGCAGGTCGACCAGTTTGTCAGGCCAAGAAAAAAGCCGCACCCGTTTCCGGTGTGCGGCTTCGTTGTCATCTTGTGGTCATCTGCAGAGCGCTACTCCCGCAGAACGTACTCGTCTTGCATGGCGCGCCAGCGACGTTCCAGCTTCAAGATCTCCGACGCGGTGAGCAGGGAGATCAGAACTGCACGAACAGCGGTGAAGCAACACGCGAACCCGAAGATCCACGAGTAGACATTCCAATCACCTCCGAGGAGTAGCACTCCGCTGAAGGTGAAGCACCACCAACCGAACGTGGAGTAGAAGCTGGCGAGGACGAAGCCTCGCTTCTTCAACGCCTCGTTCCGTCGTTCGCCGGCGTCGCGTTGCGTGATCGTTGCCAGGATCACCAGGGACAAGGCAATCCAGACGAAGCAGATCAGGCGCAGCACGCCCCATCCGTGGAGACCAGACTGGTCGTAGAACGTCATGCCTGGTGGAAGACCCACCGGCTTGATCGCCATGTCAGTGACCGCGCCTACGAACAGCGCGATCCCCGGAACAACCAACGTCTTCGGAAAGTTCTTCAGCGCCTTGAGCATTGACCACTCCAGTGTCTCAAGTTCGTAAGTCGGTGGCCCTCCGTTGTCGGAGTGCCGCAGCGGAGATCATAGGACCTCCGTAGAGCACGTGAACGTGGATCCTCGTCGTGATCACTCCGCTCATCGCCTTCCCTGTTTTGTCTTTCCAATCATAGAACCGGCCGCGGATGCGGCAGACTCTGTTCGCGTCGGCAAGCCTCCGCCCATCTACGTGGGTCAAGAAGCAGTGCAAGGGCAACGGATCGTTGAAAGACTCTCCCACCAGACACAGGACCCCTTCGGGCGGCCTGTGAGCCCGCAGGTAGCGCGCGACGGTAGAAGCTGGTCCTTGGTCCAGCTTCATACGACCGTCCATCATCGCGACCACGATCGCGATGTACGCACGCTGCGAGACACTGATCCTCTGCAAGTGCGTCGTACCCATTGGTTTCTACCAAGTGTGAAGCACGTCCCTCCCTCCGTGCCCCTTGAAGGTGCTCGTCGAGTTACTTCTTCTTGGACGCCAGCTGGACCTTCTGGGCTTCCGAGCCCCCGTTGTTCAGCTTCTGCCCGACGCTGTTCTTCTCGGCGTTGGGCACGGACGTGTAGTCGTCTCCGTGGAGACTGGTGCTGGCTTGCAGACGCGACTTCGCCTGCAGGTCGAGCTTGCGGATGTACGGGTTCTTCATGAGTTCCTCGATGATGGTCGATGATGGTCGTTGAGTTCAGGTCACCAGCTCATCTGGTGGTCAGACAGGGCCGTGACCCACGCAGGGTCGCGAACCAGGGAGTACTCGATCGGCGAGAGGCCGTGCGCGTTGAGGTACGCGATGTGGCGCTTGCCCTGGTAGTCCACGTACCGCCAGTTGACCTCCTTGGTGGAGCCCACGTGGCCGCAGTTCATGAACTTGTTCTCGTGGGCTTCACGGCCGCAGACGGAACAGGTGAACGCGTCAGCCATCGCTCCCATGGAGCCGGTGATGATCTTGCCCTCCATCACCTCCTGCGCGATGTCCGGGTACTTGGTCTTGTCGATCCCGACGAGGCCCATGACCTTGTAGTGCTTGCCCTGGCCGTACTTGGAGATCGCCGTCAGCGCCGTGTCGAAGATCACACCGTAGGCTTTGGTGCAGTCCTCGTTGTCATGCTCCAGATGCACCGGGCAGCCAGTCCAGGCCTTGAAGACCTGTCGATTGATCGGCGGCGGTTGGAACTTGATCAGCTCGGCGAGCGGGAACCCGATGCCGTTGCGGTTCGGGAAGTCCGACGGGCAGATCGGCATCGCCTTGAGGATGTAGTCCTCGATGCGCGGGCTGATGTGGTACGTCTTCGCCGCGAACGGGAGCCACGTCTCGAAGTCGAGACGGCTGATGATCTCGGGAGCGTGCTCCAGATCGACCGCAGGCTCCTGGGAAATGCCGACGCCCTTGATGAGCTGAGCCGCCGTCAGCAGTCGTGCTCGCTCTTCGGAGTCGAAGTATTGTCGAGGAAAGCCCATGTCAGACTCCCACCAGGTGGAGCAGCGTGCCCTTCTTGGCGAACGTGATGCGAAGAGCCGAGGGGCACGGGCAGCTCAGCTTGGAGATCGCGTTGCCGACGGCCACCGTGGTGTCCGCGTGCCAGATGGACTGCTCGCCGGTCTCCGGCGTGTCCTGCGCAGGGTTCAGCGCCTGGTCAGCGGGAACCAGCGTCGCGTCCACCTGGACCGTGCCACCAGTCAGCCCTTGGCCTTGCACGAAGATGCCCTGGTAGACCTGGGCGAACTTCGGGAACAGATCGGACGACGGGAGACGGAAGACGTCGCCGTCTTCGTCAGCGATGATCGTGATGCGGGCGAACGGGGAACGGCGCTTGTCGATACCCGAACCAGTGCGCGTCGGGTTCATGCCGGGACCGGCGTTGCCAATGATTCGGGCCATCGTTTACTCCTTGTGGGCTTGGTCGGCGTCGCCGGCTTCTTCGGACGCCGCACCTTCTTCGGCGTCTTCAGCGGCAGGGCCGGCCAGCTTGGTCGCCTCGTCCTTGACGGCGTTCGCAGCGGCGGCAGCTTCCGCGGCGACACGCGCCGTCTCGGCGGCAGCAGCTTCAGCGGCAGCCTTGGCCTCCGCTTCCAGCTTCTTCGCTTCCTCGACGGCCTTCTCCTCGGCAGCCTTGGCTTCCGCCGCCAGTTGTTCGGCCTTGGCCTTGGCGGCCTCCGCTTCTTCCGCCGCCTTCTTCGCAGCCGCCTCGATCTTTGCGACGTCGTCCTCGACGACAGTCTTCACGGTGGCAGCGCGCTTCGCCACTTCCTGCTCGTAGAGGTGGAAGTTGTCGCCGATGTGGGCGAAGCCCGAGCTGTGGAGAAAGTCGCGGACCTTCTGGAACTCGGAGACGAGGAAGCCTTCGCCCTCGCTGAGGACGTGTCCGGCTTCGATCATTGCTTGCTTCAGGGTCAGCATGGTTGTTCCTTGATGTTGGGAGGGGCACCGCGAGGGTGCCCCGTGTGCTTCATGAAATTGCGGACTGCGCAGGTCAGCGACGACCAGCAGGCTTCTTCGGCACCGGCTTCACCGGCTTCTTCGGAGCCTGCTCACGGTTCATCTTCGTCTTGCGCTGGAGCTCGCGGCGTTCGTCCGGATCCTCGTCGTCATCACCGGAGTTGGTCTCCGGATCAGCGTGGACGTCGATGAACTCGTCGTCCTTGGCGAGGCGTGCCAGCTTGAGGCGCGCGTTGTCACGCTTCAGCTCGTCCATGTTCTCGATGACGATGCCGGCGTCCATGATGGACTTCAGCACCTTCCGCGCTCCCATGGAGTTGTTGACGAAGATGGACAGCGTCGGCGAGCTGAGGAACCAGCGGGTCGACGGGTGCTTCATCTGCGGGCTGATCGCGATCTTCGAAGCCGGGTGACCAGGGCCTGCGGGCAGGCACATATAGATCACACCGTAGGAGGGCTCACGCTCTTGCTTCGCCGCGTCGGCCTGCTCCGCCATGTTCGTGTGGCCGTCGTTGACGACCAGGGCGAACAGGTTGAGCTTGGTCTTGTCGGCGCTCGGCTTGAACTCCTGGCGCATGAAGTTGTTGAACCCTGGCTTCGACACCAGCTGCGTGTAGAGCTTCGGGTGCGAGAGGTTGCCACCTTGCAGCTCGTCGAACAGCAGTTCGAACGCGTCGTTGTCGGTCGCGTTCGTCGTGTCGAGACCATGCTCCACCCAGAGCTTCGCCTGCTTGATCAGCTGAGACGCAGAGCGGACGCGGGTCTCGTAGTAGCTGGGATCCTTGCGGAAGCCCAGGGCCTGGAGCGCCTTGGACGCCGTGTCGTTCTCGCCCATCGCGTAGGACAGCCGGATGTAGCCGTTCATCAGCGTCAGCTCGAGGTTGACCGCCAGCTTCGACTTCTTCTCGACGAACAGGCTCTTCTTCTGCACCGCCTGCTTCTTCTGCTCGGCTTCGCGCTCCTCGATCTCCTTGCGGGTGATGCGACGATTGCGGATGACCGTACCAGGCACGGTGATCGGAGCAGTGACCTCCAGGCCGGCCGCTTGCGCCAGCTTGTTCCGCATGTCGATGCCGTTGGTCTCCGTACGCGTCATGATGAACACGTTGGTCGCCTTCAGCTTGACCGCCGCAGTCCCGTCGTCGAGCGCCACGTTGATCCGGGTCACGAAGCCCTTGCCGCCGATCGCAGCCGCACCGCTGATGCGACCGTCGCCGAACTCGCAGTGGCAACGCTTGCCCATGACCTTCGCGCGCTGCTCCTTCACGACTTCCGAGTCGGTGCTGTCGTCTTCGACTTCCGGCGTCTCGTCGTCGCCTTCCTCGTCCTCCTGGGTCAGCTCCATGCCCAGGTAGTTGTCGACGCGGATCAGCCCCATCTCCTTGGCGCTGTAGAGCTCGGTGCCTTGGGCGTAAGGCACGCGGGCCAGCATGGCCGCACCCGGAGGAACCGGCGCCTGCTCGACTTGCGTGAACTTGAAGCCGCCCTCGGCGATCGTCTGCTCCTTGTACTCCTTATACTCGGCCTGCGTGATGTCGTTGAGCGCCTTCATCGACGACTGGTACTTGGCCAGGTTCGAGTTGAAGTCGTTCATCGTCTTGATCGTCTCCAGGTTCATCGGGATGACCGGGATCGGCGGGATCGCTTCGTCGTTGTACGCGGGGTTCCGCGAGTTGTCGAACTTGGCGAGCGCCACGATCTTGGCACGCAGACGCGCGGCCTTGGTGATGTCGATCGTGTAGTTGGCCACGATCGTGTCGAACAGCAGCTCTGTCCGCTGGTCGCCCTGAACCGAGAAGTTCGGGCGTTCGATCCGGGAGTCACCCTGCTCCTGCTCGCCTGGGTTCCACACGCCTTCCATGCGGACCAGGTAGCCGGCTTGCTGGAGGTTCAGACCGACTTCGAGCGACTTGCGGATGCCGATCATCCAGCGGATCTTCGGGTCCGTCTTGAAACGGTTCACGAACTCGGTCTTGTTGCCGGTCTTGTACAGCAGACCGCAGGACCGGAGTTCCTCCGGCATCGCGTTGAACAGCGAGTCGGTGGTCTCGTTGTAGTTCGTGAAGATCAGCGCCTTGGTCTCGTGCGAGTCCAGGTAGAGCTTCAGTTGCTTCGCCAGCTCGCGAGCCTTCGGCGAGATCAGGTCTTCACCGGAGAGAGGTGGGTGGACCTTGCCGTTGCGATCCTTGAAACCATGCTTGGCGTACGGGTGCCACGCAGGGTTGCTGACGAACCGCTCGATGTTGGCGAGGTAGGGTTGCAGCGCAGGACCCACGTCCTCTTCGTCTTCATCCTCCTCGTCGTCACCGCCTTCAGCGTCGCCCTTCTCCTTGTCGCCGCCCAGGTCGGAGAACGCGGCCTCGTCTTCGGCGGTCGCGGCCTTGCCGGTCAGCTTGTCCAGCAGCTTCTTCGCGTTCTTGTCGGTCTCGGCCTTCTTGCGGATCGACTCCACCATCTCGTCGAACAGAGCGTCGTAGACCGCCATCTGCGCGTCCGTCAGCGTGACGGCGAGGAAGCGGTCGCGACGCGGAGGCAGCGCGCACGCCCACTCCTTGCGCTTGGCCGGAGCCCAGACCACCGAGTTCTGCAGCGTCGGCAGCACGGTGTTGATCGAGTCAGGACCCGTCGTCTTCCAGGACAGCACGCGGTTGCCACTGACCTTGTCGCCGTACTTCGCGTTGAACTGGGCACGCGTGCCGAAGATCGTCGGGTCGAGGATCGCCATCTGGCCCGGCAGGTCAGACGGGCTGTCCGGGTTCATCGTACCGGACGCCACGCGCTTCTTCTTGATGTCAGCGACCAGCGTCATCACCGCCTTGAAGCGGGCGTTGCCGGCGTTGCGCAGGAAGTGCGACTCGTCCATGAAGACGTAGCCAGGCTTGAAGCGGCGGATCATCTCCACGATCGGGTAGACGTAGATCGTCGAAGTACCGTAGACCGTGGCACGACCCATGTACTTCAGGCAGTCGTAGTCGACCACGAGGATCGTGTTGATCGGCGCCGTCTCCAGGATCTCCTGGAAGCGCTTGAGGCCAGTCGTCTGGATGTTGTAGGTCGTGACCGGGATCACGTTGACCTTGCCATCCGTGAACTCCACGATCTCCGACACGTAGTTGGCGACCAGGTGGGACGGGCACATCACCAGGTACGGAGCGCTCTCGCTAGCCGCCACCTCGTTCAGGACA